TAATGAGTAAAACTTTTATCAAAGGTGAAGCTCCAGATCTTTTAACTAAAACAGAACTAGAAGAATTAAGAGCGATAGGAAAAGAGCGAAACCCTTTAGCTATTGCAAAACAAATGAGAGAAGATCCAGGGGGGGCTTTTTTAAGTACAATCGGTGCGATCAACGGAATACCAGGCAGATTATTAGCAACAGGAGATGAATATTTTAAAGTAATTTCAAGACAAAGATTTATTTACAAAGAAGCATACAAAGAAGCAATGACTGATTATCAGGTTACAAGGAAGGCTGAAAATGGAACAAGTGAAGAAGCAATAAAATCTTTTATAGATACCTTTACAGATAGAATGGACAATCCAACAGAAGCAACTATTGAAGGTGCAAAACAATCAGCAAAAAAAATGACTTTTCAACAAGAACTAGGTAACAGTTTACCAGAAAAGGGTGTGCGAAAATTAATGGAAATTAGTCCATTGATGCGATACATAATCCCTTTTGTAAGAACGCCAACAAATGTTGTGAAAGAAGCTCTTAGTTCCACAATAATTTCTGCTGTACATCCAAAATTTTATCAAAAATTAAAAAATGCAAGTGGTAGAGAATTTGATGAGTTAGTTGGTAAATTAGTTGTGGGTAATGGCATAGCAGCTACATTTATGGGTTATGCTTTAGGATGGTTTGGCGATGATGTTCGTATAACGGGTGCTGGTCCTAGTGCAAAAGGAGCTAGAAAATATTATCAAGGTGCTGGAATACCTCAATATAGTATAGGTATTAGACAAGAGGATGGCAGTTATCAATGGACAAGTTATTCAAGGTTTGATCCAATATCAGGAGTATTAGCGATGTCTGCTGATGCAGCTTATTACATTCAAAATGAAAAAAACCCAGATTTAATTCAAGGTGTCATGAACGCTTTAACTGTAAGTATATTTGATTATGCTGGACAATTACCTTTTTTACAAGGGGTGTCTGATCTTACTAAAGCATTTGGAGATATTAAAAGCGATCCGTTGCGAAGTGTAGACACCATATCAAAGTTTGTAGGTCAAAAAGTTGGGAATGTTGCAACCACAATCGGAAGAACTGTCGGTCCTGTAACAGGACCAATGCAAGATTATTTAGCTGAATATACAGAAGATGCTTATTTCCCTATACCCCCAAGCAGTTCATCTTTTACCGCAACGCTTGAAAGAGTACAAGATCCTAGAAAGAGTCAAGTATATCGTCTAGAAGATCTTGAAGAAATAAGACTATTACCATCTTTTATGCGAGGATTCTATACTGCTTTACAACAAGCAAAATCTCGTAACCCTAGATTTAGTGATGATTTATTACCACAGTTAAATTTTTGGGGAGAAGAATTAACACAAACTGAAGGTCGTTTTGATGAATATTTTAATCCTTTTAGGAGAACTACAAGTAGACAAGAAACACAACTTGAAAAAGAATTAATAGATATTGCGAATACATCGGGAAGGGTTTTTTCTAATCATCCATTTGTTTTTATGGCGGGTAAAGAACGAGTTGAATTGTCAGCTCCGTTATATAATACTTATATTAAAAATGTTAATTCTATTGATAATAGAGGAAGAGTATTTGGAGATGATGGATATAACTATAATCAATCATTAATTCCAACATTAGAAAATATTATAAACGGAGAAGGTTCAATTGGTCGTTCTTATGTAGAACTTAAAGATCCTAGCCAAAAATTTGACATACTTAATGCAGTTTTATCAACCAAAAGAAAAGAAGCAAGAGATAAATTATATGAAGGCACAGACATAGAAACACAAAAACTTAATTTCTTTTTAGGCAATGAATAATGTTTGAAATTAATCGATATATATTGTATAAAAGGTAGAAGGAACGATTATGGCTACATTTGATATTAACGATACCAATAGAAGAGTCCAGTATACGACCAATGGCTCAACAACTAGTTTTGCCTTTTCGTTTCAGATCAATGCGGATTCTGAACTAAAAGTTATACTTGGTGAAACGACTCAATCCTTATCAACTCATTATACTGTAACAATTGCCACCAACGGAACAGGAACTGTTAACTATGCTTCAGCTCCGACCACAGGACAGAAACTTACCATTCTTGCTAACAAACCTTTATCGAGAGAATCTGCATATTCAACAGGAGCGTCTTTTACGGCTGCATCATTAGAAACAGATTTTGACAATACGATCATGGTGTTACAACAGTTTGAAGAAAAAATAGATCGTACTTTACAGCTACCAGAATTTGTAACAGGATCAACACCACCGAGTTTGATAGTTCCGTATAACGATACAACATCTAATAATGCAAATAAGGTGATTGGCTATGATAGTAATGGTACAGCGTTAACCTTGCTAAAAAGAGGAATTGATTCGATTACAGTTAATACATCAACTGTTTCAGCGGGTGGTTCTGCCACGGGATCAGCTACCTTATCAGGGGATGATTTAACCTTAGCGTTAGGAATACCTACTGGAGCTACGGGTGCGACGGGT